CTCAAGTAACTGCTCCTCGGTTTTCTGGAACTCCTTATAGTCTTCCAGTTTGCTTCTAATTGCTTGTTTGGCAATAGCCACATCATTATCAGCACGGCGCTGTAATTCTGCCTTAATTTCAGCTGTTCGTTCTGGTGAGAACCCAGCCTTATCAACATCTTCCAATCTAACTTGTAAATTATTCTGGATGCGCTGAACTTCAGTGGCTACTTCATTTTCTAGTGAACGCTGAGCATCTAGTTGACGTTCTAGTTGAGACTGAATGTCACCAGCTGCCTTATCACTGCCCTTACTCGCACCGCCTTTCACCTTGCTCTGCATCTTGGGAGATTGATGTAGAAGCTTAAGAGACACTCCATCCTCAAAGATCACTTCACTGACATAACCACCTCCCTTGCTGTCATACCATGTCTTGATATCTTTCACAGCAACATTGGTCGTGATTGGTGTTCCTTCAGGCATTGAAAAATCAATACCCTTATGAAATGAAGAAGCCCCTTTAGTAGGGGCTTTCCGTGGACCATAATTAGAACTGATCTTGTAGGAAGTTAAAGGTTTACCACCTGCCTGCAAACGTGCCAGATGTTCATTAGAAACTTTCTGTCCCGACATTGAACCACCATATCGGACGTCAAGATGTGGACCAGTGCCAATACCGGATTGACCGGAAATACCGACCAAGCGTTTAGTAAGTTTTGCTTGTTTTTCAATTTCCTGCGTCTGCTTTCTTTTAGCTTCAGTTAATTTATCTTCTCGCTCCTGTTGTTCTTCGATGATCTTGAGATTTCTAAGTGCGCTATCAATTTCATCTTTAGACAAAATTGCACTCATTCCTTTAGCTTTTTGCAGTTCTAAAATGGCATTAGCTTGAGCAACAGTGTAACCTTTATCAAGCCAACCTGATTTATAGATTGAATCAATAACGCTATCTTTTTGCTTGGCTTGATAATCTTGCAAAGCCTTAGTTGCCTTTTCTGCTTCAGTAGCAGTATTTCCTAAAGCATCCGCTTGTTTTTGATGCTGAATTGCCGCATTTTGTGCTTCATTACCTCCAAGTTTCACTTCAACTCTTAATAATTTAAGTTTCTCAGCTGATAAACTTGCTTTAGATGCATTGTCATCATACTGCGCAGCCTGTTTTTTCAGATTTTCATATAGATCTGTAGGCAACTTAATTTTATTTAGACGTTCAATGGCTTCTGTATAGCTGATAGTTCCAGTTCTCGCTTCTTGGGAAATTTTTTCAACCTCCCTATTTCCTCGTGCATAGTTCTCGATATCAATTAATGCAGACCCTACAGCACGCGATGATTTCTCTAATGCTTTATTTTGTGCATTAAAAGCAGTAGTTAAATCATTAACTGCTTTAGCCTTATCATTGCCAGTTAATTTTTTTAACTCCTCATCAGCTTTCTCAGCAACTTTAGCTTGTTCAGCAAGCTTTTGCTTTGCCTCCTCTGCCTTATTATTAAAATAAGAATAGGCTGCCGCTAATCCCATTACTCCTAATGTTGCAACTCCAGCCCACCCACCAATTAATCCAAACGCCCCTTTAGCTAGTCTCCCTGCAATTGAAGTTGCAGTATTTAGCTTAATTTGAGCTGCTGTTTGTGCATTTGTAGCAGCAGTTACTGCTGCCTGTGCTTGTGCGTATCGAGTTGCTGCCGCTGTTGCGCCAAATTTAGCTTGGGTTTCTGCATTTGTTGCTCGCACATTCGCGAGATGAGCTTTTGCTGCATTCAAAGCAGCGGTAGCTTCTGCATATTCTGCTTGAGCATTTAATACAGATGCTTGGCGGCTCGCTAAAGTTGAAGCCATTCCCTCTTTAATAGCAGCGCTCTTCATCAAAATTGCACGAGTGATATATCCAATACCAACTACTAAAGCCCCATCAGCAATTAAATCTAAATTACTTGCAAGAGTTTGAACTGATCCAGCTAATACCTGTGCCGCACCACTTCCCTTACCTGCTTCGCCAACAAATTTTGTGATCTCGTTGTTTAGGAGTGTGAGAGACTGCCCGATTGTGATATCTGTTTTAGCAAAAAGAGCATCAACATCAGATTCTACATTTCTAAGCGCTTTTACAATTTCTTGTGAAGTAATTTTTCCTTCAGCTGCTACTGAACGTAATTCACCTACAGTAATACCCATACCTTTAGCAATAGCCTTTGCTAGTGCTGGGGTTTGCTCCATTACAGAATTAAGTTCTTCTCCACGCAACGTTCCACTAGCCAAGGCCTGCCCGAACTGAACTAAAGCTGCATCAGCAGCTTCTGCGCTTGCACCACTAATTGCTACAGCTTTAGAAACTGTTTCAGTTAAACGTGCTGTGTCATCCATTGTGAGGTTTAAAGTTTTGGCATTATCACTAAAACGCTGGTAAACCTGTAACACAGAATCCCAAGCTGAATAGGTTTTTTGAGCAATTCGGAAAGTGTCTTCCGTTGCTTTATTTAGTTCAACTTGATTGTTAGTGACTAACTTAAGGCGATTTTGTAATCCAGTATATGTATCCATCTTTGAAATGGCTGAACCTACTGTTAATAAACCAGCCATGTGTCCAGCTAAAGCTCTGGTGGCTACAGACAAGCTGTCCATAGACTTAGATGCAAATTCACCTTTACGTTCAATGCTAACAAGTTCATTGCCTAGATTACGCGCATTACGTTCAGCATTTTGCGAATCAATAACAATGACCAAACGGGATTCTTGTGCCATTTTACTTTCCTCTAGGCAATAAAAAACCCACTCAATGAGTGGGTAGTTCTTTTTAAGTTAAATATAATTACCAAGCAGGGTAGTTAAACCAATTTTAAAAAGCACCCTAGGGTGCTTTTTATACAAGATATTATTTATTCTCATGGTAACGAAGAATACTAGCTACTTTTTGAAATAAGTAGCCTGCAAGGAATCCATTAAATATAATTCCGATTCCTGTTGCTATCATAACTCCAGACCAAACCGTTTCTTTACCATAGTAAGAAGCTACTTCAATTCGACCAAATGCAAGAATAAATAAAAAACCTGCGATAAAGCCGAGAGCTATTAACACCCACCCGATAGCATTACAAACTTCACTTTCTCTCATTGGTTTATATTGTGGTGCACTCATCTTAATCTACCTTGTTAAAGTTCTTCAAAACTTTGTAAGTAATATCTTGATTAGTGGCATCAATTACTTCCAATAAAGCACCTTTATAACCTATTTGCTTAGATTGGCTTAAATCATATTCAACATCATTATTGAATGCAGGACGTGCTTGATTACTTGAGAATTCACGGTACCCGACATTAATTTTATTTCCAAATTTTCCACTATAAATTAATGTTTGTTGGAAGGAATTATCTGATGCAATTGCTACTGTCTTCATAGTAGCTTGATGTTTATCAGTACAGTTTTTTGCATTAAATACTGTTACTACACAGAGCTTACCTTCAGTATCTAACATAACTACTTTAAATGGGTCAGCTAAAGGGTTTTTCTGAACCATCCCCCCACCACTGACAGTGTTGAATGGCTGAAAATATTGCCCTTTTTCATTTTTGCCTGTTTTTAAGTAAATGCCTGAAGTAAGTGAATAAGCAAAACTAATTTTAATATTTTCAGGGACGTTTAGAACTTCACGATCAACCACCATTCCCTGTTCAAGCATTTGATCCCCTACAAATGCTTTATTAACTGATCCAATTGGCGGTTTGCTTATATTTTTAGGTATAGCTTGATAATTATAGGCTGGAGTAGCGCACCCCACCAACCCAAGACCAATTAAACCCGCAGCCAATATTTTTTTCATGAATTTCACCGTTTGTTATAAAGTGTACTAACTTTAACAAACTGGTTACTAAATGTCACATAAAGGAAAACCACCCGAAGGTGGTCTTTTAAATCAGGCTATGCATGTAAAAGTTTTTCAGCACCAGCAGCCAAGAAAGCCGATCGAGTAGTATATCTCTTACCTTTACCTACATTCTCATCAATTTTACGAATCAAACGGCTTGGTAAAGTAACATTGATTTTTTCTGGTTTACCCAGATAACGACTAACATCAACTTCGGTAACCGCCCAGATCATTCCTTTATATTCAGGATCATCGACAAATTTAACTAGTTCGGAAGCTAATGGGATTTCCTCACCATCTTCAGCCAATATTTCTAAATGGCCTGAAATAGCTTCTTTAACATTCTCAATAGCTTCTTCAAGTGTGTCACCAGCACTAAAACAACCTGGAATATCAGGAACAGTGACACCAAATGCCTCAGTATCTGATCCTCGTTCAATTGCAATTGGATATAACATCTCAACACTCCATGCCCTTGGCATAAACATATCGCCCACTGCGTTATGATTAGTTGTAAGGGATATAGTATTTAAAGTCGGGAAACAGCGGGTCAATTTAGACCCGCTTGTTTCAAAATGCTTTTAACAGTTCCGTTTGGTAAATCCTTTTTAGGATGTGGGATTGTAACTAACCCCTTTTTGGTTGGGTGTTTAAAGTGATGATGACTTCCTGAAACCCTAACCTCATACCAACCATCTGCTTCAATCATTTTGATTAAATCCAGACTTTTCACACCAATCCCTTATTAACTTGATGAGATAATAATAACCCTAGAGTTATTATATGTAAATAACTCTAGGGTTGCTTTTTTGAGGACTTGGAATTTATTTTTTTATGGGCTTCATCTAAAAACAAGTTATCCAACGCAAAAATACAGTCATTAAAAATATGAGCAGCCACTGGCAAATCATTATGCTCTGCATAGACATTGATTGCCTGCTGATCTAAAGATAAAGGGATACCCTGCTCATATCGTCTGGATCTGCATATAGTGCTAAATGCCGAAAGAATGGATTCAGCCGCATAAGAATATTCTGGTGGATCCGGAATGTGGCCACCTAAGAATTTGATTTGTTCAATTTCGTGCGGCGTTTTCGACGCATACGTTTTTTGGTATTTGTAGAGCTCGATGACTTTCCCAGAATTAAAGCCTTGTCCTTGTCGGCTTCTTCCTGAATCTTCTGGGCCTGTTCTTTAATGAATAGCCAGATTGAAATACCAATATCACCAAGATTAAGAAGCTTTGAGGCATTCTCAGGTGTATATGGCTTTTCAGACTCAACAGTTTTACCATCTACGATTTCGGCGAAAACCACACCCTTCCAGTCTTCAATTAAATGGGCAGCACATGCATCCATTAACAACTCGTGATAAAGCTTGGCATCTTCATCTTTTACCATTACATCGTAGCCTTTAGACGAGATCTGGTTTCCTGCTCGTTCAATAGCTACCTGAAAAGGCTTATAAGCGATACCACGGACTTTAAATTCTGCCTGTACCTCTCCATCAGCACCTTTGTATTCGCACCATTTTGATACGTCCGAGCTTTTAATAATTCCGACTTTTAAAGCCATAGCAACCTCTAATTTTTAGAAATAAAAAAGCCCATGGGATTCCATAGGCTTTGTTACTGAATAAGTTGATTACACAAGAGCGCGTACAATTGTTGGCGCTGTACGAACTTGGGCAAAGTTGATATCTACAGTAATGATGTCATCACCACCACCATCCGGGTGATTGGCTTCCATGACTTCCAATTGCGGGAAGTTGAACGAATATTTACTTCCTTTGCTGTCTCTGATGTCGAAGGTCAGTGTAAACACATCACGGGTTTTGATTGCATCAATCCAACCAGCAGCTGTGGCCGAGAACATGAATGAAGCATTCGCTTCGATATCCATCATTTTTTCAATGTAGAACTCTGGTGTGTACTTGCCTGAGCCGATACAACGGATTGCTTCAAGATTGTTATTAATTGAAAGCGTAAGAGACTGCAAACACGCTTTACCTTGAATTGATTGACCATTAATAAGCAAGTTTTCCACGTTTGGCATACTTACCAAAGGACGGGTTGAAGCCGCTATAGGATTAGTGACAGGATTGACTTGCTGACGGGTAAATGAGCTACCAACAAGTCCAAAGTTACCTGTGATTTTCCCTGTTGTTTGAATGGTGATTTCACCAGTATTTACCTGCACACCACGGTAGATAAACACCTGCCCAATATCTTCAAAAACTTTAACCAGCGTTAATGACTTACGTACAGTACCGCCAAAGCTTAAAGCATTCGCCGCCCAGTTATTAAAGGCTAAAGCACTTAAGAATAAGTCAAATGTTCCAAGAGATAATTCAAACTCTAACTGACCTGTCACTTCCGCTTCAGTAACCACACCACCTTGTCGGAAACGTGAATCTACCACCTCACTGCTTTCTTCCGTTGAGACATTTTCTGATAAACCGTCACTCACACGGCGAACGGTATACCAGATCGGGTTTGCTGGAGTAGTTCCCAATACTGCTTCTTCACAAGCATATAATCGAATTTTTGCGCCTGAACTCATTTATGGTTCTCCAAAATTTAGGCAATAAAAAACCCGCTGAATTAGCGGGTCATTAAAGTGTTTCGTCTGTATCCGAGATTTCTGGCGGTTCCACACCATTCATGGCTGCAGCTACTGCCTGAGATAAGTTAGTCGGCTGGAACTCCAATGGTGTTTCACTCAACGGTTCTTCAGGCTCTGGTTCGGGTTCTTCATGCAATCGAATATCAATCCAGCGAGTTTCTGGAATATCTACAGGATTATCGAAATCAGGAATAATTGAGGCTGTTTCGATATCAAATTTTTTCTTGTAGGTTTTTACTGCAATATCCCCATCTTCATGCTGCTCATATGACACAGCAACAAGAACATTACCGTTAGCATCTTTAGGCATTTCAATGTACCAGCCCTCTTTAGCAAATCCGAGAGAACCTTTTATCAGGTAGTCACCTGTACCTAACTTTTCAAAGTTAATCGGCTGTTTTGAGGCATCTTCATTGAGTTCAAGTGAATCAGCAAATAGTCTTGCAATCGGTGAAGCTGCCTTGTAAACCCCGTTCGAATCAACAGTGAACCCCTTGGAGCGAAGTTCGCCAGAAGTCTCAACAGTAACCAATTTGCCGCTGGTCGCGCTGTTATCGGTCGTATAAACGATATTGTTCTTGCTCGTATAAACGATTTGCTCTGCTTTACTTAA